TTCCATTCTGCTAACATATTCCAGTCTTTGTGTTCAGCAAATGGTGTAATAACTGCATTGAATAACGCAGATACACCTGATTTGATGTCAACAGAATCTAATACATCACTCATAGATTCTAAACGACTGTCTGAATAATCAGCACTATTTACTTCACTAATGTGCATATACACCTCCATTTGTTATAGTTATTAACTCACTATCTATTTCAGCAACTTTATCACTATCACCTTTACAGATAGCCTCATCTTTAAGAGCTAATAACTCATTAACTCTCATCTTGTTAGTTTCATCAACAACTAACTCATAGTACTTAACGTAATCCATATAACCTCCTTTGTTTATGATTAACGTCCACACAACGTGGTAGCGTACCGATCAACAAGGGGAGTCCTCACCAGTCAACAGCTTGGCAGGGGTTTATCCCCTGCGGCGTAATTGTACCTCGTGGACAATTCGCCCTGTTTACAGGTTGAGGGGATTCCTTGTTACACTCGCTTACTCACGTGTGTGGGAGGGGCCACATTAGTGTAAGGAGTAATCTACATCCTACTTATGTGATTACGACTGGTTCGCACCTTTGTTTAAATCAAAGGGCGAAACACTTATGGGGTCATCCTCGCAGACAAATGCTTCCTGCATTTGGCGAGAAGATTCCATATATAGTATTGTGAGTTTGACACACCACTAAAGTGCTGTTATTTTGCTTGACAGTAACAAAATAAAACCCTACGTACTGTTAAGGGAAGAATAACAATTGTGTAGTATGGATGATCTAACAAACAAACAAAAGATGCTCGTTGATACTATCGTAGCAACAGGGTGTTCTATTAAGGAAGCAGCAGAAAAGGCAGGATATTCAAGTAAAGGTAAAGGAGATGCAGGTAGAGTAAGTGCATCTCGCACACTACGATTACCAAAGGTACAGAGTTATATGCAATCAAGGATAGCACAAACTCTAGGACTTGGGGCAGTAAGTGCGAGTAGGAAACTTATCGAACTCTCAAACGGAGCAAGATCAGAGTACGTTCAACTAGAAGCTAGTAGAGATATACTAGATCGTGTAGGTTTAAGAGCACCAGATAAGGTAGCTCACAATATTCAAGGGGATATTAAAATTAATATAGATCTATCGTGAGGCGTTGGTACGCCCACACACCGCTAGACTCCACAGAGTCGGAGGGTGGGGGCAAAATTCATCAGCTTTAGCTGACGAGGGGATGACCTCAAGCATTAAAGGTCAAAAAGGTACGCATTATGGCAAAGGCTAAATTTAAAGATGTAATTAAACACGAGAGTAAAGCTAAATTCAAGAAGACAAGTATTGGTAGAAACCCAAAGATGTCTTCAATGAATAAGTCCAAGAAAAGAACTTGGAAAAAATATATTGGTCAAGGCAAAGTTTAAAATATTTTTTTATCTCCATAAGTGCGTTTAAAATATTTTTATTCCTCTATAGGCTCACAGTCTTTCACACATAGGAGAAAATATGTATTACTTGGTAAAAATATGGAAGTCTGAAGACTTCAAAAGAGAGATTGTATATTCTGCTGATAATGATATACAAGCAATACAAATGGCAAGTGCTGCTACACCAGATGGATGTAGAAGTACATTTGAAGAAATAACAAAGGAGATCCATGAAAAAAGTTTCGAAACCAGCATACAACAAAAAGTCAAAGAAACCACAGAAAGCTAAGAATGGGAAGCAAAGCAAAGCAAAAGGGTACTAGAGTAGAACACAAAGTAAGAAAGTTATTTGAAGAATTAGGAATTAAAGCCAGACGACAACCAATGTCTGGTGCAATTCCTGGACTACCACACGACGTTTATGCAGATGTTATGGGTGGACTATCAGTTGAATGTAAAGCAAGAAAAGGAGCAAAAGGATTTGTTACTATGGAAAAGTGGCAAGGCGGAGCTGACTTGCTTGTTTTAGTTTCTGATTATCAAGAGCCACGTGTACAAATGCGTTGGAGAAAATTTAAGGAGTTATTAGGTTATGTCATTTCTGAACACGCTGTCATTGAAGGACAAGAGAAGACTCAGAACAATAGTTAAGAAAGTACATCTTAAACATTATCCTACTCATATGATTACAGATTATGAGGCAGATAAACTTGTAGAAGCTTTTGGAGAAGAAACAGTTTATAACCTACTTAGAGATAACGTAGGTAAAAATGTCGATTGATTTTAATTATAAACCAGAAGGTAAAACCTTAAAAGATTTTATGAAGTCTAATGACTTCTTTAGAGGACTACGTGGCCCAGTAGGTTCTGGTAAATCTGTATCTTGTTGCATAGAATTATTTAGACGAGCATTGCTGCAAGAAAAAGGTGCAGATGGCAAACGCAAATCAAGATGGGCAGTTATTAGAAATACAAACCCACAATTAAAAACAACAACCATTAAGACTTGGTTAGATTGGTTTCCTGAAGAAAACTGGGGAAACTTCTCTTGGTCTGTTCCTTATACTCATAGAATCTATAAAGGTGATTTAGATATAGAAGTTATCTTTCTTGCATTAGATAGACCAGAAGACGTAAAGAAATTATTATCTTTAGAACTTACTGGTGTATGGGTTAATGAAGCTAGAGAAATACCTAAATCAATTATAGATGCTTGTACTATGAGGGTAGGAAGATACCCATCTATGAGAGATGGTGGTGCAAGTTGGTATGGAGTTATTGCAGATACCAATGCTCCAGAAGAAGATCATTGGTGGCCAATAATGGCAGGTGATGTTCCAACACCAGATCATATTTCTAGAGAAGAAGCTTTGATGTTAATCAAACCAGATAACTGGAGTTTTTATACTCAACCACCTGCATTGCAGGAAAAAAAAGAAAATGGAATTACTACAGGTTATGAAAATAATCCTCTTGCAGAAAATAAAAAAAACTTAACAGATAAATATTATACTAATATTATTAGAGGTAAAACAAAAGGATGGATTGATGTTTATGTTTTAAATAAACTTGGATCAATTGAAGAAGGTAAACCTGTTTATCCAAACTTTAAAGAAGAACTCCACGTTGCTATAGAAAAATTAGAATTAAATATTCATCAACCTATTTACATTGGAGTTGACTTTGGATTAACTCCTGCTGCTGTCTTTGGTCAAAGACTAGCTACAGGTAGATGGCATATTGTAAATGAGCTAGTATGTTTTGATATGGGTGTTGTAAGATTTTCAGAATTATTAAGAAATGAGATTGCAAAAAATTATAGAGGCTATGAAGTAAATATTTATGGAGATCCTGCTGGAGATTTTAGATCTCAAACAGATGAAAGAACTCCATTTCAAATAATGCGACAAGCAGGATTAAAAGCTACACCAGCTCCATCTAATGATGTTGCATTAAGAATAGAAGCTGTTGATGTTGCTTTATGTAGATTGCTAGATGGTAAACCAGGATTCTTATTAGACAAACAATGTATTAATTTAAAAAAAGGATTTAATGGTGGTTATCATTATAGACGAATACAAACTTCTGGAGATCGTTATGATGAGAAACCAAACAAGAATAGATACTCTCACGTACACGACGCATTACAATATTTAATGATTGGAGCAGGTGAAGGTAGATCTATTCTAGCAGGTAGAACACAATCCAAACCAACAGTAGTCAAAAAAGAATGGGATGTGTTTGCTAAACAAAGACCTAATAAAAGGAGAGTATGGGATTTATTCAAACGGAATGGTTAGTCTATTTCTATGAAGCAGACAATCATCCTTACTCTGATTGGTTAAGATTTTTAAAAAAAGGTTATAAGCATTGTGGAGCTTTGTCATATTACCACGCAAAAGATACTTGGGTACATTTAGAGTTTACCCACGCAGGTATTAAACTATCTTATTTAGATAAAAAGGAAGTTGAAGATACATTTCATTACTTAAGCAATTTTAAAATGTTACGTTGCCCTGTTAGGGATCAATGGCATTTATTAAGGATTAAAGATTTAACCTGCGTATCATTTATTATGAGATTAATTGGATTTTATAAATGGTATATCTTTACTCCATACCAGCTTTATTGTGCGTTGATTAAAGCAGGATATAAGTCATTTTACAAACAAGATGCCAAAACCAAAGAAAAAATCCTTGCAGGAGATCATTGACGAAATGAGAGATTTACAGGCTCAAGAAGATGATTTAATACAAGAGATGGAAAATGGTTTGGGATCTTTAATATCTGATGATTTAAAATTTATAGAAGACGAGGAGAACTAATGGGCGGAGTATTTTCAAAACCATCACCACCACCAAGAGATACTGCTTTAGAAAAGCAATTAGCAGAACAAAGAGCTGCTGAAGAAGCAAGAGCTGCTGCTTTAGAAAAAGAACAAACAACTTATAAACAAAAAGTTGCTAAAGGTATTATTGGTGCTAGATCTTTATTTGGTAAAGCTGGTGGTAGAGGATTTTTTGGATAATGGTAGCAAAGGTTTACCAGAATCCTAAAGGTGGATTAAATGCTAAAGGTAGAGCATACTTTAAAAGAACTGAAGGTGCTAACCTAAAAGCTCCTGTTAAAAAAGGAATTAATCCAAGAAGAATTAGTTTTGCTGCAAGGTTTGCAGGAATGAAAGGCCCAATGAAAGATTCTAAAGGCAGACCAACAAGAAAAGCCTTAGCATTAAAAGCGTGGGGCTTTGGTAGTGTTGAAGCTGCAAGGAACTTTGCAAATAGACATAAAAAGAAATAAAAATGTCTGTAGCAAAAAAAACTAAACCTGCTTTATGGGCAAGAGCAAAAGCTCAAGCTAAAGCACAAATGGGAGGAAAACATAGTGCGAGAGCTATGCAACTTGCTGTTAAGATATATAAAAAAGCAGGTGGAGGCTATAGAGGATCTAAGTCAGGATCTAATAAGCTATCCAAATGGAGTAAACAAAAATGGAGAACAAGTAGTGGAAAACCAAGTGAAGGAAAACGAAGATATTTACCTGAGAAGGCTTGGAAGGCTCTTACGGCTAAAGAAAGGTCTGCAACTAACCAAGCTAAAGCACGTGGAAATAAACAAGGAAAACAATTTGTCAAACAACCAAAAAGTATCGCCGCAAAAGTTAAAAGATTTAGAAAGTAAAAACAATGACTAAAAAATGGATTCAAGCTGCTATTAAAAAACCTGGTGCTTTAAGAAAATCTATGGGAATTAAAAAAGGTGAAAAGATTCCAATGAAAGATTTAAAAAAAGCTGCTAAGAAGAAAGGTAAGATGGGAGCTAGAGCAAGATTAGCAATTACTTTAAAAGGATTTAAAAAATAATGGAATACACATACGAAGATACACCTACAGTAGATACTACAGATAAAGCAACTGCTATCTTACAAAAGTATAAAGAAGCTGTATCTGTTAAAGATCATTGGAGAGAAAAATTTGAAGAAGCATATGAATATTGTCTTCCAAATAGAGAATCATTTTATGATGAATCACCAGGACAAAAAAGAACTGATAAGATCTTTGATGAAACAGCAGTAGTAGGTGTTCAAGAATTTGCATCTAGATTACAATCTGGTATTGTTCCAACATTTGCTAGATGGGCAGATTTCCAAGCTGGTGTAGAAATACCTGAAGAACAAAAATCTCAAGTCAATTTACAATTAGATAAAATAACTGAATACGTTTTTGAAGTATTACAAAACTCAAACTTTAACCAAGAATGTCACGAAGCATTTATGGATTTAGCTGTAGGCACAGGATGTATGTTAGTCGAAGAAGGTGATGCAGTAAATCCAATCAAGTTTACTGCTGTACCTCTACCTAAAATCTGTTTACTTAATGGGCCAGATGGTAAAATAGATACTGTCTATAGAACTAGAAAAGTTAAACCAGAACATATTCAAATACTTTATCCTAAAGCAGTAATGCCTCAATATTTTGATCCATTAAGACAAAAAAAAGATTTAACTATTATTGAAGCAGTTTACAGAGTTTATGAAAACAATGTTGAAAAATATAAATATTGCGTTGTATTAGAAAATCCTAAAGCAGTAATCTTTGAAGAATATTATACAGGAGAAGGATCAAATCCTTATTTAGTATTTAGATGGAATAAAGCATCTGGAGAAGTTTATGGTAGAGGCCCAATCTTTAATGCAATGGGTGCTATTAAAACTTGTAACTTAACTATTGAGTTAATATTACAAAATGCACAGATGGCAGTATCTGGAGTTTATACTTATGAAGATGATGGTGTTATCAATCCAGATAATATTGCATTAGTACCAGGATCTTTAATTCCAGTTGCACCAGGATCAAGAGGATTAAATTCAATTCAATCTGCATCTAATTTTGATGTTGCACAATTAGTATTAAATGATATGCGACAAAATATTAAAAAAGCTCTTTATATGGAAACTCTTGGAAGACCAGAAGGTACACCAATGACAGCAACAGAAGTTTCTGAAAGAATGGCAGATCTGTCTAGACAAATTGGATCTTCATTTGGAAGATTACAATCTGAGTTTATTCATCCATTATTAAAAAGAATTATTAGAATATTATCTAAACAAGGTAGAATAGAATTACCTAAAGTTAATGGTAGAGAAGTTAAGATAGCTGCAAGATCTCCATTAGCTAAAGCACAACATATGCAAGACATTGCAGATGTAAATAGATTTAATGAAATTATAGCAGGTACTTTTGGTCCACAAATGGTTAATGTAATTATTAATCAAAATGAAACTGCAAAGTATTTAGCTAGTAAAATGAATTTGCCAGAAAAACTTATTCGTGATGAAGAAGAACAAAGGCAAATAGTACAACAGATAAGTCAATTACAAAATCAACCGAAAGAAGGAGAGATACCTCAATAATGAGCTGGGATGGGTTAAAAAATAAAAAACCAATTCCTGCAAAATCTATAGATGGTTACGTAAGATCTGACGAAGATGAACGTAATCTGAATAAAGCATTTGCAGGTTTATTCAAGGGCGATCAAGGCAAGAAAGTTCTTGAGTATATTAGATCTATTACAACTGAAGCTGTTGCTGGGCCAAATATAGACAGCAACCAATTATTTCATTTAGAAGGAATGAGATTCTTAGCAGGTGTAATTCAAACACGTATAAAAAAAGGAGAACAAGATGGTAGATGATAATGCTACAAATCAAGCACCAGTCACCACAGATTCGAAAGAGCAAACTGTTGTGTCTAAACCAGAATATGTACAAGACAAATTTTGGGATGTTGATAGAAAAGAAGTTAATTTAGAAAATTTAGCTTCTAGTTATAATGCTCTTGAAAAAAAACTAGGTTCAAGAACAGAAGACTTGTCTAAACAAATTAGACAAGATATGGAACTTGAAAGATTAAAAAATGCTCCTGAAGCATATAAAGTTAATCTTCCAGAACTTCCAGAGAATGTAGATGTATCTGTATCTGATGATATGGAGATTGTACAATGGTGGAAAGAAACTGCTAAAAAAAATGGTTTATCACAAGATCAGTTTGATGAAGGTGTAAATATGTTCATCAATAATGCTGTATCTGCTTTGCCAGATATAAATGCAGAAATGCAAAATCTTGGTGATAACGCTAAAGAAAGAATAGAAGCTGCTGAGTTATGGTCTAAAAAAAACCTATCTCCTAGTGCTTATAGTACTTTCTCAAGTATAGCTGCTACAGCAGATGGAGTTAAGGCTATTGAAGAAATAATGAAGTTAACTAAAGATAGTCCTATTCCAACAACACCAACTCAAGTGTCTGTTACGCCAGACTTGCAAGATTTAAAATCTATGATGAATGATCCAAGATACTTTGATTCAAATCAAAGAGATCCTTCATATGTCAAACGAGTAACGGAGCTTTATGAGAAAGCGTACAATAAAGCGAAACAAGGTTAAAAAACCTTTTCGTTTTAAAAAGCTTAAAACAGATCTACATTGGCTAGATGCTGTATCAGATTCTGGATGGTTATCTGAAGAAGATATGGATAATCAAAAACCTGCTGATGCAATATGTAGCCAAATGTGGATTTATAAAGAAGACGATAAATCAATTACATTATTTGGCACTTATTCATATGATGATAAAGGTAAGTTAGAATTTGGTGAAGTTATAACTATACCTAAAATATGGATTTAATGTGCGTTGTTTAGTATCATAAACAAATCTATTTTTGCAGCAAGACCTTAAAAATGTTCAATGATTGCCCTTAATTGGATAACAATCCTCTGCATTTGTAAGACAATCGGATAACGTAAACTTAACAACAACAATAAAAAAGGAGCTAATAAATGGCTACATCAATAACAAATGCCTTTATAACTCAATTCGAAGCTGAAGTTCATATGGCTTACCAAAGAATGGGAAGCAAACTAAAAAATTTAGTTAGAAATGTGAACGGAGTAAACGGATCTACTGTTAAGTTTCAGAAAGTTGCACAAGGTTCTGCAAACACTAAAGCAAGACACGCTGAAGTAGTTGCAATGGATCTTTCACACAGCA